AGATAATTGTATTACTAGATCTAGCATAAGTACCAGTCTGATCTATATCTTCAGCTATACCTTCAGCACTAAACTTAAGGAAGTAATCATCTTGATTCTCTTCACTATTTACTACACGTACTACATAACCATGACGGCATGTACTAGGTAAATCAGCAATAGTATTTACTTCACTTGTAGTAATACTCATTAAGGTTTTTTCAGGTGTTGTTACACCAAATTTTGTAGCCCGATATAAATGTAAACCGTTACCAACTTTAGTACATGTAATACCTGTACCAGATATAGCATCTAATGTAGCTTTAAGTTGTCCTAAGATACCATCTGCTGATACATGTTCTTCAGCATTAGATGATGTAGCTTGTGGACGTACCATTGCTACATTAGCTCTAGTAGTTATGGTTACATGATTAGTAATCTTTACAGTAGTAGTAAGTCCCTTCTCAGAAGTATGTTGATGAGTATCATTTGTAGTCCAACCTTCTCCACCAAATTGTAATTTAGCATAAGTCTGGTATGTGTCATGATAGTTATCTTGAGCTTCTGAATCAGTATGGTCATCGTCAGGTTGAGGAGTACATCTAGAATCCATCTCATACCTAAGATTAGTCTTACCACCTGAACTTGCGTTAGGAGGTGATGTACTATGAATAGCTGTACCTGTACTAACTGATACATATTCTCTACCAGCTCCATCACAGTCTCCATTACCTGGCTGGTTAGTTCCTGTAGAACTTGTACCATCAAGAGACACATCTTCATCAGCTGCTATCGAAGTAGCACGTGTATAAGAAACTGTTGTGTTATTGGCAGGGTCATATATATCTAAAGCATATTGTTTTCCATACGCTATACTATCAAGTTGTATGTAAGCTTCAAATGGTTGCGTAGGAGATTTAGATGCTGCATCTCTTTTCATATCAACAGTCTTACGTCTGTTAACAAAGAACGTTGTTTCGTTAATTGTTAACGCCTGTATATCTGAAGACTTCTCATCTGATAATGCAGTATTATCTAAGTAAGTTGCGACACCTGATCCAGCAATATTTGCATAGTCCACGGGTATCTCAACACCATCACTACATCTAAATATTTTAACACCTCCATCAGCTGCAACTTGTCCAATATAAGATTCATCGTCTCTTGTATAAATAGTAAACCATTTTGAATTAGCAGCGGTAGAAGGGGATATAGCAGATATTAAATGACTGCCAGGACGTTTAGTTAATTGTTCTACAACATCAGGTAAGCCATTCACAAGGTCATTTACTTGACCTGGAAATTTCTTTTCATCTGGTTGTTGACTGATACCTAGCACATAGTTAGGTACCTTTTGTGTAACACTAGCCATTATCTTCTAAGCATTTGATAAGGTTTGTAAGGTTGATAAGCTGACTCATCTGGCCAACCAAAGTATGAATGATCACCTTGGTTGCATTCGTATTCCATACATGCAGCTCTAGCTTGTAACTCGTATGTTGCTAACATCTGTTGTAGTTGAGCGTTAGATACTAACTGTACAGCAGCTCGACCTGATGCTTTATAAATTATATATCTTTGGAAGCAAGTAGGGATATCCTCAAAGTTAAGGAGTCTTACTTTGTTAACATAGAAATAATCATCATCTGGATATTCAAATGTATGGTTTACTCTATCATACATTTTCCAAATACCATCAGAATCTTTTCGTCTTACAAAGTCACGGGTTCTATCCCACTCATCTGTATTATCTATACGAATAACATCTGATCCAATTATAATTTTATTATCACTTGTACTTACGTTTTCTTTTATATGGTATTCAAGATTAAAAGTCCAACCTTCATTCTGGACATCTTGGTTTACCTCTTTCAGTATATTATATATGAAAGATATTTCAGGGTTATTAAAATCTATACCAGAGATGGGGGCTTGACCAATACTACCAAGAATTGCATTCACAGCGGATAGTTCGGTATCGATGGTTACAGTCGTGGTAGTCATAGTTATAATTATATAAAAAAAAGGGGAGCCGAAGCCCCCCGAATGAGTTAGTTATACTGAGCTGTAACGACAGCACAAGTGTCTTGGCTGCCTACAGTGGCATAAGCTAACCGTAAGTTTTGAGTTGTGGAGGCAACCGCTGAAGGGGTGCCTGATCCACTTGTATCAGAAGGAGAGATACGAGTTTCTGTACCTTGACAAGAACCGTACTCACCAACTGCTGTTGGATTAGCCATAATATTTTATTGTTAAGAAACTGTTCCTATGTTAGCAGGAGTTAAATGCTTCCGACCATACTCCAAAGGAGTGGCAGGATTCTTAGTGATTGATTTATCAACCTGTCCGATTCCACTTAAGGAAGCACCATTCCCTGCAACTCTAGTCATAGTTATAGATGTTCCAGGATTAAGTGACATAATTACTAACGTGCGGAAGTTAATTCAATAGCACCTGCAGGGTTAAGTGTACCTACACCCATTGCAAGTCTACCAACCATAACATCACCTTGGTAAAGGACTGATACGTCCCCGCCTGTTACTTGAACTTGAGGTCCAACGGCTTCCACTATACCTGCAGCATCTCTTTGATAGATCAAACCACAGTGAGTAGAGAAGTCACCATTGTAACTGTTGTTCTCACCAGACACAGGGTTAACTGTACCAGCTAAGAATGGTAGGTTGTTAGAACGCTTGATTGAGATACCAGCTATTTCAACTAGACCTTCACCAGAGTTTAGGTTACCTTGTGAGTTACCATAGTCTCTGTTTAGGATGTTAGAAGATACCTGAGATACAAGAGCGTAGTACTGACGTGGGTTTAGTACGGCTGTACGTCCTGTCTTAGGTAGGTTCTTTTCATCTAGAACTGCTGCTGCCTCAAAGAAGGCATCCACTAATGCTTGTGCATTGTACTCCTTAGTCACACCAAGCTCGATGGTTGTACCACCTGGCTCTGGACCTGGAGATGCAGTGATAGGATGAGCTTCCCTTGCAGCTAGTGCAATTGTACGGAAGACTTTCTTATCATATGCTTCAGCCAGTGCATGACCGATCTTCTTAGAGATCTCTGACCTCAAAGAGTAATGAGCAAGTGTCTCATCTAAATCGTAAACGAACGCAGAGCTGATTAGAAGGTCATCACATTGGATGGTCTTCTCAGCTACTGGAGGATCGCCTGAACCTAGGATTGGCTCACCTGGAGTATGGTAAGCAGCTTGCATTCTACCTGTGAAGATGAACTGTAATGATTTACCATTCTTCAAGGTACGTCTTTGCACAGTATCACGTGCAATAGTTGCTGACTCATAAGCTTTAAATAGCTCACCTGAGAACAGCTTCAAATAGGTCGCATACTTGGTATCATACGTTTGAGAACCAGCGGTGTTTGAGACCGCCTTATTCAAGGCACCGAGTACCGACTGTGTGGCATTAGCCATTGTTAGTACGAGAGTTGTATAGTTTACGGACTCTCAACGTTGAGAAAATTTTTTCGAATTATTTGTTGTGGTCTATCCCACCGTCTAGACAGCTTCAGGGTATCCTCGTAAGGGCCATCAGCCAAAGCGGGCGAGGAGAATCGAACTCCTGTAAGGTTAGCTTGGAAAGCTACCGTCATCCATTGGCACCCGCAAGAAAGGAGGTTGCCCTCCAATCTAAAATGTTACCACTTTTTCCAAACTACATTGGAACCTGCTAATAGGTGAGTACCAGAAGCTGATCCTGTAATGTTAGCTGCTTGGAATACAATGTTACCTTTTGTAGCTGCTGTTGAAAGAGCATTGAAAGATACTTGTAACCATAGAGCAGAAGTAGCGGCACCTACATCAACACCAACTGTTTCACCAGCTCCGTCTGTTGAGTATGTACCTGTTGATTCTAAGTTAGCTGCAGATGCAGTAACTGCACCAGTGGATTCAGAAACAGAAGCTATAGATTGCGTTGCAATAGTTGTGGCAACTGCTGTTGAACCATCAGACTGTGCTAAGTTTGCAATTCTGTAGCTTAATTCATTTGTGTTATCGGAATCATACCATATAGTATAGATACCCATAACTCTTTCATAGCCACCAATTGGAATACTAAGAGCAGATTGAGTTGCTAGTGTAGCAGATGATAGATCTGATCCATCATTAGCTAGGATAGCACCGTTGTCATAGAACGTACCTGTAGTATATACAGTAGTTCCATAAGTTGTGTTGCTGTTAAAAGCCATAGTTAATTATTGAAAAGGTTGACCTCCCGCAGTTCCGCTACGGGAGACTTAGTTTAATGTGGTTCCGCACATACTTCATCTCTATGAAATTCCACCAGTCACATAAACTCTGCCAATTGGTATTTGGTTTTATTAGTGTGGCTGT